CGCTGAACACGAAAGGAGGGCTGCGATGTCCGAACTTTCGTTGATCGACTTTCTGGCCTACAAGCGAACGCAAGTGCCGTCACGCGCTCACGCGCGAGACGCCTGCGCCCGACTGGCGCTCGACATGTGCGAACGCAAGCTTTTGCATAAGGACTGAGTGGGCTTTGGTAAGTGGTTTCAAATATTTAGGGAATCACGATACGGTTCATCCTCTCAGGCTGCCATTACGCCGCTACGGACAAAACCGCCGGTCGCGCCAAACCTCGGTGCAAGCCAGCATTCGGACCCAATGCGGTCCGGTTGACGACGGGCTATACTGTGCGTCCTGTCCCCACTGCCCGAGAAGGTGGAGGTTGACATGCGCTACAGGGTCATCGTCATCGCGCTCCTTGGATTGGCTCTTGCGACCCCGGCTCGCGCACAACTCACGACGCACTCCACTTCGGCTGCGGGCACCATGCTCGCGGCGGCCACCCTACTCGATGTGACTGCCGCGCCGCTCTATGTCAGATTGATCGGCACCACGTTATATTTCGGCGAGGCGCGCAGTTTCTCTGCCGGGAACGGCTTCCTTTATCAGGTATCTGGAAGTACGGATGTCATCATCGACGGCGCCGTGAACACGGTGCGGCCGGGCGAGGCAATCTTTATCTCAGGGGGAAAAAATTTCGTGCTCAAAGCCGAACCCGGCGAGCCGTCCACTTATCTTCGGTTTTTGCTCTCGCCCGCCGCTTATCTCGATTTGCCCGATTTATCGCTCGCGACCGGCAGGGAGATATTTCGCTCCAAGTCGCCAATACCAGGGCTGAAGCAGGGAAGTTATAACCTTAGTCTCACGAGGGTCACATTGCCGCACCAAACGCCTTCGGATCCCCCGCACCACCGTTCCGGAGCCGCTCTTCACTTCGTTCTTTCTGGGGCGGGAGCGGAGACAGTCAGTGGGACGACGATCGCGAAGGGGTCGGGATCATTCTCTTACGAGACAGCGGATTTGGTCTATCAATGGGGCAATCCCGGCAATGGCCCGTTGACGTACTTGGTCTTTAATCTTAGCCCGGAGGACGAACACCCTGTGGTGCCGGGCGCGGAGCCCAGCGAGAATCAACAATAACGAATGGAGCGAGGTTACGATCAGCACCTCCATTCGAGACGGCGACGAATGCAAATCCAGGTTCTCGATCCGGATTGAACACGACAACCCGGACAGGTTTGGTGCCCGAGCCGAGCGCCATGTTTTAAGCGAAAGCCTTTCCAGGCGGCGTGTCTTAATGCCCGCATTGGATCGAACTGAGAAAAATTCGGTCTGAGAAAATCTCTTCCAGCTTGCCCGGGATAGCGGACATTCGAAAGCCGCTGCGTTCCTTGATCATTCATGATTAGAGTGAAAGAGGACCGTGGATTCACTGAAACTGGACGTGCCCTTTATATTAAGGTGTAACTACCGCTTCCACCCTACTTCCCTGCCCACCGGGGCCTGACGCCCAGGGGCTTCATCGACAACCGGATGAAGGAGCCCCGACATGGGCATTCAGAATTTCCCCGCTCAATTGCAGCCGATCATTCAGCAGAACTTTCTCGAGCGCGAATTCCAGGACGCCATCACGTCCGTTCTCGGATATCGCGACGTCGCCCGCCGCGAGCCTTTTCCGAACTGCATCGGCGAGACGATCACCAAGACGCGTCCGGGCCTCAAGACGCCCGTGACGACGCCGATGAACCCGAGTGCGAACACGAACCTCGACAACGGCCTTACGCCGGCGAGCTGGACGGTCGAGCAGTACACCATCGCAATCAACCAATATGGCGACACGATCGACCTCAACATCGTCGGCGATAAGGTCGGGCTTGCTGGCCAGTTTCTCCAGAACGCGAAGACGAACGGCATCCAGTCGAAGCAATCGGTTGACCGGATCGCGCGCAACACCCTCTTCAACGCCTATCTCGGCGGCAACACGCGTGTGTTGGCGACGCTCGGTGCCGCGGCAGCAACCATCCACGTCGACGACATCCGCGGTTTCCTGACTGTCATGGTGAACGGCCAGATGGTCGCCGTGAGTGCGGCGAACCCGATGAACGTCACCGTGGGCAGCGACGTCTATTCCCTCGTCGCCGCCACGGCGGACGCCACGAATATATCCTCCGCGACGATCGCCGGCGGGATCAGCGGGACGCTCGCCTTCGCGAGCAACGTGACGGTTGCGGACGGAACGGCGGGAAATACTGTCGTCGGCGCCTTCGCTCCGCGGATCATCCGCCCGAACGGGCGTCTCACGACGACGGCACTCGCCAACACGGACCTCTTTTCGCTCTCGATGGCGTTCGATGCGGTCGCACAGCTTCGCAACAACGGCGTGCCGCCGATCGACGGATTTTACGAAATACACCTCGACCCCACCTCGTGCCGTCAATTGTTCGCCGATCCGGACTTCAAGCTCCTCTTCCAGGGGGCCACGGATGCGTCGAACGTCTTCCGCATGGGGAGGGTGATCGAATTGGCCGATCTTAGATTCAAGCCGACGACGGAAGCCTACGTGCAGCCCCACCCGACGATTGCCGGTCTCTTCGTCCGCCGCCCGATCGTTTGCGGCGAGGGCTCCCTCGTCGAGGGGGATTTCGACGGCATGCCGGAGATCGAAGGTACCGACAATGACGACGCGATCCTGTCGGTGCATGACGGCATCGTCCAGGTAACGCGCGAACCCATCGACCGCCTGCACCAGATCATCGCACAGTCCTGGTACTGGATCGGCGGCTTCTCAGCACCGACGGACCAGACGGTCAACACGAACATCGTGCCGACCGCCTCGCCGGCCTACTTCAAACGCGTCATCACGCTCGAACACGTCGGCTAAGGCGAACGTCGTTCGATCTAACAGTCTCATCTTGCTGGGGGGCTTCGGCCCTCCAGCAGCTTTGAGGTGACGCATGACTCTCGGCACCCCCTTCGTCGCCAACGCGCCGAACGTCACCTCCGCGACGCTGATCGGCCAGGACGTGGCGCCGCGCAAAGGCATGTACGCGCTCCGCAACCAGGGTGTGAGCGTCGTCACCTTCAACAACCTGACGGAATTCGAATCGAAGCAGATCGTCGCGGAACCGAAATCGTGGCCCCTCAACGGCCCGCCGATCTTTCTCATGATCCCGGACGGCTGGGACGGCTCGTTCGATCTCGACCGTGCCGACAGCAACGCGGACAGTTTCTTCGCGAGCCAGGAAGCGCTCTATTACGCCGGCTTCCCGATCGTGTCGGCGACGATCACCGAGACGATCGCGAACCCCGACGGCTCGCTCTCCCAGTTCATGTATGTCGGCGTCGTGCTGACGCTGGAGGACGCCGGCAAGAAGAAGGGCGACGACCTCGTGAAGATGAAGGTGAAGTTCAAGGCGTCGACTCGTACGCAGATTCTCTAGGAGACGAACCATGGCTGTTAAGATCAAACAAGCCGGCGCCCAAACGGGCTCAGTATCAGAGCCGGACCTCGGCAGCATCGGCACTGGCGTATCCGCCTCTTTGCGTGACGCAGAAGAAGGCACGCTTCGCGTGCCGGGTGAAACCGCATCGCGGCGTATCGTCGACCAGGCCAACGAGATCGTTCGCGTGACCGACGAGACCGGCCGCTCGCTCGGCATCCGACGGCCCGACCTGCTCGCGGAGTTCCGTTTCGTCGAGGCGGTCGGCCCCACGATCGCGAAGAACGAAACCTGGATGCAGATGGCGATGGCCGTGATCTATCTCGCTGAGCTCGACGGCAAACCGGTATCGTCACCGGCCACGAAGCTCCAGATCGAGGCCCTTATCGCGAAGCTCGGCCGTGCCGGCTACACGGCGGCGATCGAGGGCATCAAGAAGCTCGGCGGCGGCACTCAGGACGAGGCCGAAAAAATAAAAAATTCGTAAGGCATTCCGCCTGGCGCGAGGTTCTGCTGTGCGTCCGGAACGGGGTGCCTTTCGACGTAGCGATGGCGATGGACCCAGCACTCCGCCGCTCGGCCGTCATCGTCTTCCAGGAATTCGACGGCCGCGAATTCGACTTCGATAAATTCCGCTGGAGGGAAAGGACGTGAAGACCTTCGCCTCAATGCGCGCCTTCGCCGCGCATATCGACGGGATCGTGACCGCCCAGGCGGCACTCGAGCGAGCAGCCCTCGAGCAGGCCGCTCGGTTCGTCAAGCAGGCGATCAAGGCGAAGCTCGTCGCGGAGCCGCAGGCCCGATCGATCCTCGCAGGGGCGGCGGCCGGGACTCTCGCCTCGATCGAGCACGTCATCGTGGACGGCGGTGTCGCTTATATCGGATCGAACAGCCCGATCGTCGAAGATCGCGCACTTGGCACGCATGCAAATCCGCCGAGCGATTTCCTGGGTGAGGCCGTGGTCGAAAGCATGCCGGCCGTCGAGAAGATCGTGAGCGGGACAGTCTTCGCCGCGCTCGCCGGCATGGGTGCCGAGGGCGTCAAGATGGCAGTTGGTGCCGTAGAGGATGGCGAATGAACGAGTGCGCCTATTCGGGCTCGTGCTTCATGGCTTCTTGGAGCCACGGGCCTTCGCGATAGCCGGGCGTCACCTTGGGAAGATTTTTGATCTGGAAATTGTCCCAATCGATCTTGTCGAACAGGTCCCTCGTAAAAGTGAACTGGAACAATTCGCGCTTTAGAGGATGTCCGGATTCGTCGGGATCCATGAGAAAAGTCGCAATCTTCACGTTGCCGGTTTCGCCCCGAAATCTGTAAAGGCTCTCCAGAGTCGTTGCGGACATGTATGTGGCGCAATATATGGCGAGGGAGTTCTGGCGGCGCCTGGCGTCGGTTGCCGTTAATTCGGGACTCAAGATTTCCTTCGCCTGCAGTGACGGAATCGCCCTCATGAACTTCATCCTGTCGATCGCAATTTCGTAGGTCGGCACCCCGTCTTCTCGGCTGTACGCAACGGTGGCGCCAAAGTCGGAAAAGACCTCTTGGAGGTGGGAGGCTTCGTCGGCATAGGCTATATCGGGGGCCTTACCGGGATCGAGCAACTTGAGGGACTCACCTGGAGTGTGGGAAATAAGGAATGCGCCCTCATCGGCATCACGTGACATGAGCACGAATGAGACGGCAAGCAGCGAGAATCCGAGAAGCGTCCCCGACACAAGAAAAACACGACGCATTGAACCGGCCATGGCTTAACCCCTAAGAAGATCGGCAGGGTCGATGGAGGCAATAAACGGGTGTCCCTATTTGAGTTCGCTCGTCACGATATCCGTGAGCCAAGGGCTTTCGCGATAGTTGGGCGCCAACTTTGGGAGAGTAGAGACCCGGAAGTCTTTCCATTCGATCTTGTCGAACAGTTCTTTCGTGAGGGAAAAGCTGAACATTTCGCGCTTTTGCAAATGCCCGTAATCGTCGAGATCCATGAGAAAGGTCGCGAAATTTATAGTCCGGGTTTCTCCCCCATATTTGTAAATGATAAATAGAGACCCGGCGGAAATAGAGAGAGCACCAGCCTTAACGAGAGTGATCGGATGACGGTCGATATAACCCGGCGTCAAATTTGGGCTCAAGATATTCTTCCGTTGCATGGAAGGAATCGCCTTGATGAAATCCGGCATGTTGATGACAATTTCGTATGTCGGCGCCCCCTCATCCCGGCTGAACGCAACGGTGGCGCCATATTTGGAAAATGTTTCTTGGAGGGGGATGACCATATTGACATAGCTTGGCGCGGAGGTCTCGTCGGCGTCGCGCGACATAAGCACGACGGAAACGGCGAGCAGCGAGAATCCGAGAAGCGCGACCAAAACGAGGACAATACGGCGCGGAGGGACGGCCACGGTTTTTCTCCTGGGAAAATCGGTACAGGGAATATGCCATGGCAAATTTAGAGCGTGCAACTTCTGATCGCAGCATTCTGGAAGCGCTTATATATAAGTCAGCTCATTTTTCCGCTGACCGGCAGAATGGCGGCGAACGCGGAATAGGCCATTGATAACAGGGCGCGAATGGAAATGACGCGGAACTGGCGTCTTGCAGGGCGCGATGCCCCAGCGAGCACCGCCGCCTCTCACGGAACCCGATCTCTTCATCGACGCATTCTCGGCCGTAGTGGCCGAGTCTCTTACGTCAGCGAGGGTTGAATGTTCACGGCGTACCGCGTTGGCGTTGAACTGGTCTTGAAGAACGAGGCCTCGCGCCCTCTCGCACTCTTCTCCGCGGAGTTGAGAAAGGCCGACGAGAACGTCAAAGTGCTTAAGAGATCCCTGAGCCAACTCAAGCTGTCGATACCAACGGCCGCGGGGGGCAATGACAGGCCTTCGATGCTTGATGGTGCAAAAGCGGCGGTCAAGTCGGCGACTGAGTTCGGGGGTGCCGCGACAAGGTTCAATGCCCAGAACCTCGGCAAGGACTACAATGCAAAAGCGATCGAAGCCGTCCGCTCGGCAAATACCTATGGCGTGACGTTCAGGGACTACCTCGACATCATCACCGACCTGACCCGAACGCTTCATAGCTTCGACAAGGCAAAGGACTTGGCACCACTGGTTGCGAATATGGCGTTCGCCAACTCCGCCGTCTTTGGCGAACACGGAAGAAAATTCGATGACATGCAACGCGGTGCGCTTGGCCGGGTGACCGAAATGCGCGGCGGTTTCAAATCCGATGCCGAATTGAAAACGCAAGCGGACATGATGCAGCACGCCATGAGCAGCACGCAGGACGAAGTGATGCCGACCGATTATAGCGACCTGCTCGAGGCCGGTGGTGCGGCGGCGAAGAAGCTCGGCAATGAAGCGTTTTTCTACGGGATGACGCCGCTCATGCAGGAGATGGGCGCGCGCAAGGTCGGCGAGGAACTTCAAGGCGCCTATAGCAGGTTCATCTTGGGGGAAGGTGCCGACAAACCATCGGCCCAGGCGGCATTCAAGCAACTCGAAAACATCGGCATCATGGGCAAAAGCAAGCTCGTCACCGATCGGGCCACAGGTGCCACGCATTTGCAGCCAGGGTATTTGAAGGACCAGGACCTTTTCACGTCGAACCCGCTCAAATGGCTCACGGACGATCTTGTGCCCGCACTTCGCAAGGCCGGATACAAAACGGATCAGCAGCTCTCCGGCGCGATCGAGGCGATCTTCGGCGAGAAGGGTGGTGCGCTCTACTCGACGATGCTGCCGGAGCGCGGCGAGATCGCAGAGAGCATCGAGGCCGAAAAAAAGGCACCGGGGATTGCGGAGCTGAACGAGCTGGCGAAAAACAGCCCTGCGGGTGCGTTCGCAGCACTCGGCGCGGCATTCGAGAATCTCAAGATCGCGGTCGGCGACTCGGTTATGCCGATCATTATTCCCGGCGTCAATCTGCTGACGCGATGGCTCGGTGGTCTTTCGAAGGCGATGGAACGGCACCACTGGATCGCCTACGGTCTTGCTATCGGTGGAGCCTTGAAAGTTGTCGCGGGGGCTGTTCGCACTGTTGTCAAAACGACAACTGAAACGATTGATGACTTCCGCTTGCTCAAGCATGTTGCGAAAAAGATCGGCCAGGTGACGTGGCGGACGTTCGCCAAGACCGGCGAAATCACGTCATCCGCATGGTCGGGAATTCGAGGCCTTTGGAAGACCGCGGCAGCGGAGGCGGCTGCGGCGGGCGAGACCGCGATGGCAAGTGGTGCGGCCGGGTCTGCGGAGGTAGTCACGGGGGGCGCCGTAGCGGCAGGAGCGGAAGGCACTGCCGCTACGGTCGGAATCGCCGGTGCAGCGGGAGGCACTGCCTTGCTTGGCACGGCGTCGGCTGCCTTACCTGTTATTGCCGTGGGGGCAGGCGTCGCTGCGCTTGGGTTCGGCGCTTATCAGTTCGCCAAGGATCCCGATTTGGGAGCGTTGCTGGCGTCGCGTGCGGCGGCGACAGAGGCTGGTCTTGACACGAGCGACTACGACAGGGAGATCGATGGGATTAATGCTATTCACCGGTTTGGCCCTATAGATGACCACCAAGCGGGCGCGGACCGGTTCTTCGCTACGGATGACCTCAGAGGTCGTTCGGTGGATCGCGACCGTGCCAGCCAGGTTGCCGGGCCATCGTTCTTTGAGGGCTTGCTCGACAGGTTCGAGAAACTGGTGGCCTCCGTATCGGTCATGACGGTCCAGCTCGATGGTCGGATTGTCGGCAGAATGGTGTCGGGCCATATCGCCAGGGATCACGGCGGTCCGTCGAGCGACAACTCTTACTTCGACGGGGCGGCGGGGTACTCCACCCCATAGGTCGACAAGGCGGCGCTCAAAATTATCGGAGAATGTTTTATTAGGCCGCGTCGCGCACGCTGATGACGAGCTCTTTGCCCAGTGCGTGAAGCGCCTCCGCTAGCCGCTCGATCTTTGACGTTTGGGCGGGGTCAAGAAGGCGCCGCGCCTCTTTCTCATCGCAACCCAGGCGGCGTGCGAGCGCCGTCTTCGGCAAGTGGCATTCGCGCAGCGCCAAATGCAGCGCGGCCTTCGCCGCCATTGTCGGCGGCACCGTTGCCACGAGCCGCCCGCGTGACGGATGCGGGATCTCGTCGCCGCGCCGAAGCCGGCCGGCGATAGCCTCCTCGAGGCAGTCGGTGGCTTGCGCCATCGCCTCCGCCTTGTCGTCGCCTTGCGTGATCGCCTCCGGAAAGTCCGGGAACGTGACGACGAACCCGCCGCCGGGGTCCGGGGTCAGTGTTACGGGGAATGAAAATCGATGGACGTGCATCTCGCCTCCTATCTGAGATCGTCGATCTTAAGTCCAAGGTGCTTGAGCATTCCGTGCAACGTGCCGGTTTTCAGTTCCCCACGGTCGCCCACGATCGTGAAGGCCGAGCCGTAATAGAGTGTCACATGGTCACCTTTGCCGCGCTCGGTTTTGATGGTGACTGGGACGCCGCGCTTGCGACCTAGCTTCTTTACTGCGCGGATGAATTCGGCTCCCTTCACGCGCAGGAATATCGGTCAAAATTGACCGAGTGTCAAGCGGTAAATCGGACAGAATTGTCCGATATTTTGGGACTTTAGTCGCCTTTACTTTTTGGGGTAGCGAGATGCCGGACACGTTCGTAACGCTTGGCGACATCACGTTCGATTTCTTCGAGGTGCCGGAGGAGATTCCGTGGGGCGGGGCGCAGCGCGCCGCGGTTCACCAGCTTCCGGGCGGCATCCGCATCGTCGATGCGATGGGGGCGGACGACGGCGACCTCACGTGGAAGGGTACTTTCTACGGACAAACGTCGGTCGATCGCGCCCTGCAGCTCGATTTCCTGCGCAAGCAGGGCGAAGCGGTCTTACTCGCCTGGGGCGAGTTCGCCTACCTCGTCCTGATCACGTCCTTCGTCCCACGCTACCAGAAGTTCTACCAGATCCCTTACGAGATCACGTGCAAGGTCGTGCATGATCTGGCCGCCCCGGTCGACGCGGCGGCGAGTGCTTCGGTCGACGAGCTGGCGGACGCGGACATGGCGAGCGTTCTGGCCGACGGCGAGACGCTCGGCTTGAACGTGCCCGCCTCTCTTCCGGGACCGTTCTCGACGACGACCGGGCAGCCGCCGCTGACCAGCACGGTTACCGCACCACCGGCCGGGGAGGGGATCGACCTTTCCGGCATCGCGAGCGGCCTCACCTCGCTCCGCTCGGCATTCGGCCAGGTGACCTCGTTCACGGGTGCAACTTCTGCGACCCTGCTTCCCCTGGTCGGTGCCCTTTCGGCTGTGCGATCGGCCGTCGGTGTGGCGGTGCGCTCGTCCGAGACAACGCTTGGCGGCAGCCAGGGTGCCGTCGGCGGCGTCGTCGCCGGAGGTGCGCCGGCCACAATGGCGGGCGCGTTCGTGGGCTATGCCGCGGTGGCGCAGCAAGCCGCATTCCTCCAGCCGATGGCGGCGCGCCTCGCGCGCCTCGACACAAACGTCACAAGCGGAGCAATCTGATGGCGACGGCGAATGGCACGGGCTCGGCCCCGCTCAAGACCGTCACGGTCGCGGGCGGCAATCTCTTCCGCATCGCCCTCGATCAGTTGGGCGACGCGACCCAATGGAACCGCATCGCGCAACTCAACGATATTTTGGACCCGTTCTTGAGTGGCATTGTGACGCTCACGATTCCGCCGGTCGATCCGAACGCGGGCGGAGGCATCTTTGGCACTTAACAATCCGGACGCCGGATCGATTCTGCGCAAGCCACGCGCCAAGTTGTTCGCCAACGGTGCTGAGATCGCCAACTGGTCGTCGATCGAGGTCGTCAACAACCGCGGCAACTTTTCATCGGACAGTTTCGAGGCGGAGTTTCCGCTTTACGGCCAGCCTCCAGAGTTCGGCTTCGCATACTGGTCGACCCAGACGGACATCGAGATTGAGATTTGGGCCGGCTTCGTGCAGCCGGACGGATCGCTCGGTTCCAGCGCGACCCTCATCGTCGGCCTGGTCGACGAGGTGGGCATCGAGCCGATCGACGGCACCTTCAGGATTCGCGGGCGCGACTATTCGGGCGCCTTGATCGATTCGATCGCGAGCGAGACATCGCTCAATGTCACGGCCTCGACGGTCGCATCGCGAATCGCAGCGGAGCATGGCCTTGCCGCCAATGTGACGCGGACGGCGACACCGATCGCGCGCTATTACGGCGACGGCAACTATGGCGCTCGACTGACGCGGCAGCAGTCCGAGTGGGATTTCCTCACGCAACTGGCGCAGCAGGAGGGGTTCCTCGTGACCATGATGGGGCGCACACTTTACTTCGGTCCGCCGCCCACACCCGATACGGACAACCCATACGTCATTAAGCTCGCACCGGCGTCGAGCGGACGGCCGCTCGCATCGAACGCGAAGACCGTCAAGCTGACCCGCGCCCTCACGGTCGCGCGCGACGTGGACGTGTTCGTCTTGAGCGCGAACAGGAGCTTGGGAAAGACGATCCAAGGTCATTTCCACGCGGTCAATTCCCTGCGCGCGGGCCGCAGCGGCGCCAAAGCACCACCACAGGTCTACACGTTCCGCATTCCGAACCTGACTCAGGCCCAGGCGAACCAGAAGGCGGAAGCGCTCGCCAAGCAGATCACCCAGCAGGAGCGGATCGTTGAGGCGACCCTACCGGGCGATACGGCACTCGCACCCCTGTCGACGCTCAAGCTTGTCGGCACCGGCACGGATTTCGACCAGACCTATTATCAGGACCGTGTGACGCACCGCATCGACATCTCGAGCGGCTACAGGATGGACCTGCGCGCCAAGAACCATTCGAGCTATTCGACGGTGCCCCAGTGAGAAACGACCTCCTCAATCTGGTGCGCCGCGAGGTCCAGAGGACCCTGCGCGCCCTTGTGGCCGACCCGCGCGTGGCGATCGTGCAAAGCTTCGATCCGGCGCGCTATGCCGCGACCGTGCAGCTCATGCCGGAAGGTACCCAAACGGGCTGGCTTCCCATCCTGGTCGATTGGATGGGGAACGGGTGGGGTTCCCTGACGATCGCGACAGCGAGCGGTTTCACCCATGGCGTCGTCGTCGAAGAGGTCGAGGCCGCAATTGGCATCTTTATCGATAGCCTGCCGCTCGGCACGCTCCTACTCCCGATCAGCCGCCTGGCGCAGGTGGCCTACGATGCCTCGCCGGGTATCACGAACGTGACGGGTATCACGATCAACAGTGTCGCGGCCGATCTCGCGCTGACAGAAGTGCAGTGCGCTCGCGCGGGCACGATCGCGGTGAGCTGAGCCATGGCAATCGGTGATCAGACCAACAATCTTGTACGCCTGAAGGCGGCACTTCCGGGCGGCTGGTTCAAGAGCAACGGCGACGAATCGGGTATCAGCCCAACGCCGATCCTCGACGCAGCCCTCTCCGGCTTCGCGGGGCTCGCGGCCTGGGCCTACGCACTTCTCCAGTACGTCAAGCTCCAGACCCGCATCGCGACGGCGACCGACGGCTGGCTCGATATCGTCTCGCTCGATTTCTTCGGCGGCAGTCTGCCGCGCCTCGCCGGTGAGACCGATGGGGCGTTCCGTGCGCGCATCAAGGCCAATCTGTTCCTGCCGGCGAACACGCGCGCCGCCCTGCTCAATGCGGTCGAGACCGTCACCGGCTTTCCGGCCCGTGTCATCGAGCCGTGGCAACCGAACGACACTTTCGTGTGGGGTCGCAGCTTCTGGGGCGTCAATACCGCGGCGCACCCCGGCCAATGGGCAAATGGCAATCAGCGGTGCCAGGCCCTGTTCGCCTGCGCCTTGCCGTTGCCGGGCGGTCTCGGGGGGAACCCGCGGTTCGGCTGGGGAAACTGGTTCTACGGCAGCAACCCGGCACTCGCGGTCGCCAGCGGTGCGTGGTGGACGCAATCGGGGGCGCAGAACGCCGGCGCGCAGCTCGTCTACGCCGTGATCAACCGCGTGCGCCCGGTTGGCGTGAGCATCTTCGTCAAGTTCCTTCCGCCAGCTCAGCTGCCCTAGATCGGCGAGGGTGCTTACTCACAAAACGGGCTCGTCGAGTACGGCATACGCGCGATTTTGGCGTGACACAGGCAAGAAGCCCCTTGCGTGCAAAAATTCACATGGGCGACGCCACCGCCAAGCCGACAGCACTCCTACCCGCATAACAATTGCGGATTTACTTGGATAGAAATACGGCGTTGACCGCCTGTTGAAATAGAGTGGCGAGGGCGGCCGAGATGTCTGCGTCTGACGTGACATTGAAGTACAGGCCCGGCGACGCGCAACTCTCGAGCGTCGGTCCGATATTCGACTGAAAAGGTGCGACATTGGAGTTGTAGAAGGCGTTCGTCGGCAATGGAAGGTAGGTGGGATACAGCACGGCGATCAAGATGCCCCGGTTTTTGATCGTTGTGCACCACGAAGTATTCAGCACTGAGATCTGGCGGCCGCCATTGACGTTTTCATCTTCCACACCGTCGGTGACGAAGAACATGACTTCCTTGGGCGTATCTCCGGGCGCGTTGGTGCCATTGCCTGGATTGGGCATGGTTGAGTTGATGTTCGTCATGGCGTTGTCGAAGTTGGTGTCCTCGTCGCTGTTATTGTTATTATTTGTGAGCCAGTTGTTCTTGTACACCTCCAGCATACTGATGTTTCCCGATGACGTCTGCGCTTGGGTAAGGTTCGGCGTCAGGGTTTGGATTGTGTTGAAGTTGACGTCAAAGGTATAGACCGCCATCCGATACGTGGCGTCATTCCCGTTTTCGGTCTGCTGCGCCGTGGTCATCAAGTTCTGTGTCGCCTGACGCAACATATCGATGCGCAGCGTCACGCCCAAACTCTGCGCCAAGGCATAATTGTCCTGATTAGGGCCGCCGGGATTGCCGAGCCCGTCAGCGGAGGGGTTCACTTCATGGCATGCGAAGGCACACCCGCCTTGTGCCGACGTGCTGGCAACCATGGTGTTGATCCCGGCCTGCGTTGCGGCAATTGCCATAGAGGGCGAATCGTCCAGGAGCAGGTAGAAGTCGATATTCGGATAAGCCGCCTTGGCCTGCGACGTGGCGCTGACCGTCAGAGTTCTGACGCCGATGATCCACATGAATGTGGTCGGGACGGTCGCCGAGTCGCCGATGTTGATCGTATTGATGTTGGCGCCGTAGCTGAGCGTCGGCGTGCTTGGCGTGCCGAGTGCCGCCGCCGGGTAATTGGCGGTGACGAATGACTGCACCCGCCCCTGCAATTGGGCCTGTGTGAAATTCTGCTGATTGGTCGAGGCGATGGCGAGTGCCGCGGCATCGACCGCGGATTGCAGACGGGCCTTGACCGAGTACGCCCGCCACATATCGATGCCCATCCCGACCGCGATGACCATCGCCGTTGCGGCAAAGGCGAAAATGATCCCGACGACGCCACGCCGATCGCCAAGCAGCGATCTGACGCAGGTCAACAACCGAAGGATGGCGAAACGCATGTCAGCTTACTCCGTACCATTTCCGTTCAATTGCAGGGCGACGTGCACGGGATCGTCTGGACTTGCCGTGGCCGTGAAAAGACGCGCGACGACATCGTGATCCCATTCGGGAGCACATATTTAAGGACCGACGTGTAGGTATAGATCGCGTCTGCCTCGATCACACTGTCCCCGGGGCTGCCGAGCCCGGTCGCGGCGGCGGCGGCGTCGGGCATCGGCGACGCGCCACCGCGGACCACCTGCCAGGCCACCGCGGGCGCGCCAGTATTGGGGTCGAAGGTCACGCTGGCAACGGCGAGGCCCAGGCCCGCACCGGGACTCGGCGTCATGACCATCTGCCCGGCGAGGTAATAATTATTGATGTCGCTGGTGGCGATCGCCTTCTGTTGTGCCACGAGATCGGAGACGGTGTCCGCGACGTCGATCACCTTCATGTACACGATAAGCGCCTGCGAGACCTCGAAGACGCCGCAGAACATCACCAGCAGCAGGGGCAGCACCAAGGCGAATTCCACCGCGATGCTGCCGGTACGCTCTCTCCAGAGATTGCACAAGCGGTTGATCATGCGCAGAACGGCTCGTTTTGAAAGACCACTGTCGACATCAGGAACGCCGTGTTCGTGGCGCCGCCGAGCATCCCCCCGATCCACTGGGTGTAAAACGGATAATTGTAGCTGACCTGCACGACGACAATCGATCCGCAGGTGCCCGGGGTGAAACCGCCGCTGATCAGATTGCCCTGCTTGGAGCGCGCTGGTGGCGTGTTCACGAAGGCCTGCGCCGACGTCCAAGTGGCGAATACCTCTGACTGATAGATGATGTTGCCGCAACCGACGATCGCGGTGACCGCGTTGCACAGTGTGGCCTGAAAATCCGCCTGTGGGTTGCCGTTCGCCTGCGCCTGGCCAGTGCGGATCAGACGAGCGGCCTCCCGCGCCGAACCGTCGAGCACCGACTGCACAAAAACCATAATTCCGAGCTCGAATATCCCCAGCATCAGCATCAGGAAGAGCGGGCCGACGAGGGCAAATTCGATGGCCGCAGTACCACGTTCCCCGAGCTTTCCGAGAAATTCCCGCAAGCGCTTCATCGACCGCCCTCCAAAAGAGCGATCGTCGATTGATGTAAATGCTGTGAAGAGATTCGGGCACAAGAGATCTGGGTACGGAGGCTCTTGGCGCCGATTGGACGCAGTGCGACCAAAGTCGTGAACAAAGCACCGCCGCCGCGATTGTTTGCGGGAAAGCCGACGAGACGGCGAGCAATATGCATCTTCATAGGCTGCACCTGAGCTCATCACAGGACCGGGCCATTGCGAGACCTTCGGGCGCCTGAAATCCGACCTCGATGGTCACCCAACCCTCATTAACAAACGGTAAAACCGTTGCTCCACGCGCGCCCATACCTACACGAATATAAATAGTTAGACATGTAGATGTAACGCTTACGCATCGAATTTCTCGGTCGAAATCATGCGCGAATTCAGAGGGCTAACGCATCTCCATCAATTTATGTAAAATTCGAGCGTTCGGCGACTTGCGCGAGCGTGGAAAGTCCGACATTTTTTTTGATCCTCACGCGGGATCGAAGCATGCCGACATTACGCGGGGATGAATGGTTAAAAAACCATACGTAAACCGTGCGCAGTCAGTTGGCGCTATCCTGGCCAGCCGTGCCCGGCTTGGGAGTGAATCTCCTGCCGGAAAGGATTTATTCGAGCGCGATCGCGGACGGACCAGAAAACCTGACGTGCACTGATCTGGGGATCACGATTGATATGCGGGGCTGGGGACCGCAATCTCCTCTCTCCGCGACCTGTCGCGCGCCGAGAAGTCACCCACATCGAGCACCGCGTCGTGGAGGGGTCTCAACGTGTCGCTGTGGCCGACGCTGATGATGGTGGGCCGCCACGGCCCTCGGCGTAGCAGCGCATAGAGGTGCCGCTCCGCTGCCTCGTCAAGTGCCGACGTCGCCTCGTCGAGGAAGAGAAGATTGGGCCTCGTCAACAAAATGCGGGCAAAGGCAAGGCGCTGCTGTTCGCCAAGCGATAGCCGTTGCGGCCAGTTCGCGTCTGCGTCGATCTCGGCGGCAAACCGCCCGAGCCCTACCTCGTCGAGGACAGCGCGCAACGTCGTGGCGGCTTTGACCTCGGTCCCGGGATAGAGAAGGGCGTCGGCGAGTGTGCCGAGCGGAATATAGGGGCGCTGCGGCACGAAGAGCACGGCATCCTCACCGATGTAAATCTTGCCGTGCCCGAACGGCCATAGACCGGCGATGGCCCGAAGCAACGTGCTCTTCCCGACTCCGCTGGGCCCCACGAGCAGGACCGCGTCGCCTTTGCCGACGTCGAGATCGACCCCGCGCAAGAGCGGCGTGCTGTCGGGAAGATCGAGATCGAGGCCGCGCACCGACACGGCAGGCGCGCCTTCGCCTATGGCGATTGGTTGCGGCGCGCGCGCCGTACCGTGCACGACGCGGAGCCGTTCGTCGAATGTCGAGAGCCGTTGCGTGACGGCCTGCCAACTCGCGATGTCGGTATAGGAGGAGATTATGAAGGAGAGGGCGGATTGCACGGAGGAGAACGCGCTCACAACCTGCATCATGCCGCCGAGCTGGACCTGCCGCGCAAAATAGCGCGGCGCAATGACGACCACGGGAAAGACAATCGCGATCTGGGCATAGCCGGATGTGAACCAGGTGAGCTGCTTTTGCCGCTTCATGATCTTCCGGAAGTTCTCGAAAACGTGGCGGAACCGGTCGCGGAATACCTTGGCCTCGGAGGATTCGCCGCGGTAGAACGCGATGCTCTCCGCATTCTCCCTGAGGCGAACGAGACTGTAGCGGAAGTCCGCCTCAAAGCGCTGCTGCGCAAAATTGAGCGGTACGAGCGGTCGCCCGATCTTGACGGTGAGCCATGTCCCGATGCCGGCATATACCAAAGCGCACCATACGAGATAACCAGGCACGTGTGCCACGCCGAGCGGACCAAGTGGGATAGCCGCGGGGCCCGAAAGTTGCCATAGGATCACGAGGAAGGAGACAAGCGTCACGACCGAGGTGAGAAGCCCCAGCGACAGGGCAAGTGTTGAGCCGGTGAACAGGCTGAGGTCCTCGGAAATGCGCTGGTCGGGGTTGTCGGTACCTTCATATCGCATCTGCAGCTGGAAATAGGCGCGCTCGCCGAGCCACGCGCCGACATAGCGCTGCGTTAGCCAGCGCCGCCAGCGAATCTGCAGCATCTGATTGAGATAGAGCGCATACACGGACATCGCGATGGAGAGAGTGGCGAGGGCGCAGAAGACCGCAAGCTGATGAAAGAAAGCGGTGGCGTCGAACTGCTGCAGCGCGTCGTAGAAAACGCGATTCCACTGATTGATGCGGACGCTGATGTAAACGTTGCCGAGATTGAGCGCGATGATCGTAAGCAGCAGTCCCCACGCCCGCCATCTCTCCTCGGACGTCCAATAGGGCTTGGTCAATCGCCAAGCATCCCTTAGTTGACTGTGCTTACGTGGGGCCACGGCGAGTCCCTGTGCGTTTTGGCTCGACATCGATGGAGCCAAGCCGGTGCGCATGCATTCAACCCGCATGTGCCGCCAAACCCGCTTTGTCACCAATTTCGAGCGTGACGTGATGGTCTGAAGATAGGAGAGGCGGCCCGTCAGAATCATGGTTGGGAAATTAAATTTTGGTAATTTCCCGATGGTCCTCGCTCGCGGTTTGCCGCGTAGGGGCCGTGCGTCGCGAAAATCAACGGCCTAGAGGGCCGCCAGCACTGTCCTGTCAAATCGTTTCCAAAACATCGGCCCAACAACATCATCAAGGTGAACCATGGATCGTCCGATCATCTACGACCAGTCGCAGGGTCGCGACTACGACGTCTTGCAAGGCTGGCGTGCCAACTTGATCGCACTCGGACAGTCGGTCGGCGACATCCTGGGCGGTGTTTCGACCGTCGTCACCGGCCTGGCTGCGACGCCGACCACACCGGCGAGCCTGACCATCAACATCGCGGCCGGTGACGTCTATCAGCTGGCCGCCATCGACGGCACGGCCTACGGCTCGCTCGCGGCCGACGCGGCGCAGACGATGCAGCAGGGCTTCGCCTTAGCACAGCAAGTCGCACTCAACACCTCCGGGCTTTCGTCCGGTCAGTCGCGCTGGGCGCTCGTTCAGGCGAACTTCTCCCAGCAAGACGAAATCCCGGGCGACGATCCCAATGGCGGCGTGCTCGCCTATCTCAATGTGTCGAATCCGACCGGGCAGCCCTTCAGCGGGCCGAACAACTCGGGCCAGGCGCAGAACACGCGGCGCCAAGCTGTGTGCGTCATCAGCGTGATCTTCGGCAATGTCGCGACGACGGGATCGGAAGCACCACCCAACCCGAGTCCCAGCTGCGTGCCGCTCTACCTGATCGACCTCGCCTTCGGCCAGACGAC